ATGCTTGCCCGTCTCGGAGCCGAGATCGAGCAGCAGCAAACGTTCCAGGACAAGCTGATCGAGGACGCCGAGAAGGGCGGCCGCGACCTCACCGAGAACGAGATGGAGCTCTTCACCCGCTCCCGCACGAGGCTCGAGGAGCTCAACTCGCAGATCGAGCCGGTCCGCGAGTCCCGCGAGATCTCGATCCGCTCCCGGTCGATGATCGCGGACCTCGCGAAGTTCCAGGACGTCGAGAACAACCAGCCCCCGGCCGTCATGGAGTACCGCTCAGCCGGCCAGTACGTCCTCGACTACTGGAAAGGCTCGCTCGGCGCCGCCGACGCGATGAAACGGATGGACCTGTACAACCGCGCCGCGTCGCACCAGACGACCGCGGACAACCCCGGGCTGCTGCCGATCCCGATCATCCAGCCCGTCATCAACTTCATCGACCTCGCGCGGCCGATCACGACATGGCTCGGCCCCCGCCAGATCCCGTCCGCGAGCTGGACACGGCCCAAGGTGACGCAACACACCCTCGTCGCGCTCCAGCCGACCGGTGAGAAGAACGAGCTCGTGTCGCAGAAGATGACGATCACGAAAACCGCCGTGAACGCGCAAACCTACGGCGGTTACGTCAACGTCTCGAGGCAGGACATCGACTGGTCGACCCCGTCGATCATGGACCTCGTCATCTCGGATCTCGCCGGTGAGTACGGCGTCGTCACCGAGGCCGCACTGGGTGCCGCCCTGGTCGCCGGCGCGACCGCCGGGACGACGATCCCGACGGGGGCCGCGACCGTCGACGAGCTCTCCGGCGCCCTGTGGGCCGCGACCGCGGCCGTGTACAGCACCACGAAAGGTCAGGGTCGCGTCGCGTTCTTCGTGTCCCCCGACATGCTCGGTTTGTGGGGGCCGCTGTTCGCCCCCGTCAACCCCGTCACGGCGCAATCCGCGGGGTTCCAGGCCGCCGACTTCGGATCCGGCCTCATGGGCGCCATCTCGGGCATCCCCGTGTACGTGTCGGCCGGGCTCGCGGCCGGGTCGAACCTCGTCATCAGCTCCGCAGCCGCCGAGGTGTACGAGGACCGCATCGGATCCCTCCAGGTCGTCGAGCCGAGCGTGCTCGGCGTCCAGGTCGCCTACGCGGGCTACTACACGTGGTGGCTCGCCGCTCCCGGCGGGATCGTCAAGATCACGAAGACGCCATGAGCGAGGGCGAAGGCACGATGTGGGACGCCCCGAACCAGCAGGTCGTCCGTGACGACCACTCCCCCCCGTGGGAGGAAGGCACCGGCGGCAGCCCGTCACCGCCGGACGACGCGGAGGAGCGGGAGCCGACCGTCGACGAGATGACGAAAGCGCAGCTCCTCGCGTACGCCGTCGATCACGACATCGACGTCGACGAATCCTTGACGAAGGCCGAGATCCGCGAGGCGATCAAAGACGCGTGATGACGATCACGACCGACGAGCTGGCCCGCGTCCTCCATCTCCGCACCCCCACCGCGGACCAGCTCGTCGCGATGCAACGCGTCCTCGACAGCGCCGACCTGGAAGTCACGAACTGGCTCGCACGGACCGACCCGCTCACGTCTCAGGAGCAGCAGCTCGCCGACGAGGCAACCCTGGAACGCGCAGTCGAGCACTGGCAGCAGCAGGAATCACCGTTCGGCCTCATGGGATTGGGCGGTGACACCGTGCCCGCGTACACCAGCAGCGACTCGTTCAACCGTCACCGGAACAAACTGAGCACGCTCGTGCAGCAGAGAGGCATCGCGTGAGCACCCTCAGCGAGATCGTCGAGGGACTCACGACCGCGTTGCAACCCCTGACCACCGCGACACCGGATCTGCAGCTGTACCCGTACCTGAACATCAACCCGACCCCCCCGAGCATTGATGTGTACCCCGGGGATCCGTTTCAGGAGTGGCTCGGGTTCGACAAGCACGGCCAACGCGAACGGAAGCTGTTCTTCACCGTCCGCGCCCGTGTCTCAACCGCGGACCAGGAGGACGGGCAGAAGCTCCTCCTAGAGTTCCTCGACCCGAACGGCGGGGTCGAGGACGCCCTCGCGACCGATCACACCCTCGGCGGTGCCGTCAGCGACTGCGGGGTCGTCGAGGAGGGCGTAACGGGGATCCGGCAGTACGTCACAGACACCCCCACCGGCCAGTCACTGCTCGGGTGCGAGTGGCGCGTCCAGGTGCTCCAGTGACCCGCTACAAGGCGCTCACCCGGTTCCAGGAGCACGAGCCCGGCGACACGTTCGACGCCGACCTCGACCCCGGCCTCGAGCGTAGGGCGAAGGCGCGCGGCCAGATCCGCGTGATCAAACGCGACACCGACAACCACGAACCGGAGGAGACCGCAGATGCCGAAGCGGATAGCACTCAGTGACTTTGTCGAGATCGACTCGGTCGACCTCTCGAACTTCGCCCGTCAGGTCCAGTTCACCTCGTCGCACACCCGCGTTGACGTGTCCGGGTTCAACGCGACCGGCGCGAACGAGTACCTCGCCGGCGCCACAGACCAGTCCGTCACCGTTGACTTCTACGGGTCGTACGGGACCGGGGAGGTACACGAGACGCTGTACCCGATCCACAAGGACAAGGAGATCGTCCTGTTCAAGTGGCGCCCCGACATGAACAGTCCCGCTTCCGCGACGAACCCCGAGCTGCGCGGGAACGTGCAGGTGTACGACTACGGCCCCGGCGCCCAACGCGGTTCGGAGGACGCGTTCCAGGTCACGTTCAACGCCGCCGACGAGAACGGCCTCGAGTACTTCACCACCCCCCTCCCCTGATGCCGTCCGCCCGTCAGACAGCGCGGCTCCACGCCGACTACCGCAACGTCATGCCGGCGACAAAGTCCGCGAGGGCGCCACCCAAAGGTTCGACCAGTACGACCCCCGCTCCGCGCAGGGCTACCGCGTCCGCGTCCGCCAACGCGGCGTCGCCGTCGAGCAGTCCATCCGAAGGACCACCGGGAAGCATCCCGAGTTCGGGACGCTGCAGATGCAACGAGCGCTCGTGCCGTCCCTCGAAGCGAACGAGGACGAGACGTACCGGCGGTTCGAGGAAGCCGTCGACAAGTCCACCCTGATTTTCAACGGCGGCCTCTAGTGGCGAGCTGGATCACCCTCAAAGGTGTGAAGCCCTACGACGGACGGTACGAGCTCGACCTCGACGGGCAACCACTCACCAGGCGGGAATGGGGCTGGATCAAACGGAACGCCGGGTACCTCCCAGTCACCCTCACCGGCGAGACGTTCGCTGACCCGGAGCTGATCACGATGCTCGCGATCATCAGCATGTACCGCGCCGGGAAGGTCACCACCGACCAGGTACCCGACGTGTGGGAACGCTTCGCCGACGTCCCGTTCGACGGCGTCGTCACCCTCGAAGCCGACGAGGATGACGCCGAGAGGGATGATGCCGGCCCTCCTCCCGGAAGGAAGAGCGAGAAGCCGAGCTCCAGTGGGGCCAGTTCACCGACCGGTTCGGCGACCTCAGAGGCCCCCCCGAGAGCGACTGGCAGCCCTGCCTCGGCTACTTCGGGATCCGCCCCGGCGACGTTGGTGATCTGACCCCGATGGCGATGCTCGAGTGCGCCACGCTGTTCGAGCAGATCGTCAGTCGCGGGGTGATGTGACGTGGCCCGCAAGCTCGAAGTAGAGATCCTCGCCAGCACCGCCCAGTACACCAAAGGCTTGGTGAAGGCGGGTGAGCAGACGAAGCTGTTCGCCCGCACCGTCGACGAATCGTCGACGCACATCGGTCGCTCCCTGGCGCTCGCGACGGGCGGGTTCGTCGCGTTCGCCGGCGCCACCGATTTCCTGAAGGCGTCGATCGACGCGGCCCGTGACGCCGGCGTGTCGCAACGCCAGCTCGCCGCGCAGATGAAAGCCTCCGGGGAATCGTTCACGCAGAACAAGGACCGGATCGAGCAAGCAGGGCTCGCCCTCGAGAAGTTCGGGTTCACGTCGGAGGACTCCGCGAAAGCCCTGACCGTGCTGGAGCGAGGCACGGGGAGCATCACCAGGTCGCTCGGTCTTCAGGGGACAGCAGCCGACCTCGCCCGAGCCA